TATCGGTACAGGGCTATCAGGTGGCTCATTTAATGGCTCTAGCGCAGTTACTATTGCTCTGGCTAATACCGCAGTCACCGCAGGTTCTTATGGCTCTGCTGGCTCTGTAGCAACCTTTACTGTCAATGCACAGGGACAACTTACCGCAGCCAATACAACTTCTATTGCAATTAGCAATACTCAGGTGTCTGGTCTAGGAACAATGTCCACTCAAAATGCCAATAATGTGGCTATAACTGGTGGAACAATTCAAGGTGTAGGACTAACTATAGATAGTTTAGATAATACCCCTATAGGCTCTACAACTCCTTCTACAGCCAAATTTACAACTTTATCTGCCAATAGTACTGTCACTTTAGGAAACTATACTGGCTATGTTTATGCCAATGGTTCTAGTGCAATTACCGCATCTACAACCATTCCTACTACTGCTCTTAGTGGTACAGTTACTAATGCTCAACTAGCAAATTCTTCTATCACTATTAATGGTGATTTAGTAAATCTTGGTGGTTCTGTAACAGTAACTGCCGATCTTCCAAATAGCCTTACTTTTAATAATAGTGGGTCTGGGGCATCTTCTCCTGTAGTTTTTAATGGTGCAACTGCTTATACTATTTCTTATAACTCAATTGGGGCTAGTCCTTTAGCTGGATCAACCAGTTTAACCACTACTGGAACTGTCACTACAGGTACTTGGTCTGGTCTTTTCGGTGCGGTTTCAGGCGCAAATTTAACCAATTTAACTGCTGGAAATCTTACTGGCACAATTCCTTCGACAGTCTTAGGAAATTCGACTGTCTATATTGGAACAACCGCAGTAGCCCTAAATCGTGCTTCTGCAACCTTGGCTTTAACTGGAATTACCATACCAACCTTAACTATTGGAACTGGTCTTTCTGGCACTTCCTACAATGGTTCTATCGCCACCACCATTGCTTTAGCAAATACCACAGTTACCGCAGGAAGTTATGGTTCAGCTTCAAATACTTTGGAAGCAACTGTCAATGCTCAAGGACAATTAACTGCGCTTAGTTCGGTAGCAATTAGTATTGCTCCGAGCCAAATTAATGCCACTATTCCTAATTCTGGATTAACAAATTCTAGTATCACCATTAATGGTAATGCTGTTAGTCTTGGCGGTTCTACTACAGTCACCGCAGACACTCCTAATGCCCTTACGATTGGTACAGGTCTATCTGGAACATCTTTTAATGGATCATCTCCAGTAACAATTGCCATTGCTAATTCTGGTGTTACTTCTGGAACTTATGGTAATGCTTCAACTATTCCAGTTATTACTGTCAATAGTCAAGGTCAAATTACTTCAGTAAGCACTCAGCCTACCAATGCTCCTGCTTATCAGGGTACATGGAATGCTTCAACTAATAACCCAACTTTGACTTCTTCGGTTGGAACTCAGGGTTATTACTATGTAGTTTCTACTGCTGGCAATACCACCTTAAATGGTGTATCTGGATGGAATGTGGGAGATTGGGCAATCTTTACTGGTGGAGTTTGGGAAAAAGTACCAGGTTCTTCTTCCGAAACATTTACTAATTTAACCACTACCAATTTAGCGGTTACTGGTCTTACTGGCTATATGTATGCCAATAACACTACTGGCAATGTAACTGCTTCGACCACAATTCCAACTACCGCATTAAGCGGAACAATTACTAATGCTCAGTTAGCAAATTCAACCATATCAGGGATTTCCCTAGGTAGCAACTTGGCTACATTGACTATTGGAACAAGCCTTTCTGGTACTTCATACAATGGTGGAAGTGCAGTAACTATTGCCCTGGCATCTAGCGGTGTTACTGCTGCTTCTTATGGATCGGCTAGTACTGTACCAACTTATACAGTAAATGCTCAAGGTCAACTTACAGCAGCTTCAAATACTACTATTAGTATTGCTCCTAATCAGATTAATGCAACCATTCCTAATAGTGGGTTGACCTATAGTTCAATCACCATTAATGGAAATGCGGTCAGTTTAGGTGGATCAACTACTGTAACTGCTGATACTCCAAATGCTTTAACCATTGGAACTGGATTATCTGGAACATCATTTAATGGTAGTTCTCCAGTAACCATTGCTATTTCAAATACTGCGGTAACTGCTGGAAGTTATGGTTCTGCAACTCAAGTTGGAACATTTACTGTTAATGCACAAGGTCAATTGACCGCAGCTTCTAATACAACTGTAACCCCATCAGTAACTTCTATTACTGGCTTAGGTACTGGAGTAGCGACTGCTCTTGCTAATAATACAAATGCTTCAAGTGGTATTGTAGTTAAAGATTCCAATGGCAACATTAGTACAAATTGCTTATTTGAAGGATTTACAAATCAAGCAGCAAGTGGCACAACTATTATTTTAACCGCTTCATCAGTTCAAAATTGGGTAATTACTGGTTCTGGTGGACAAACAATTCAATTGCCAGATGCAACAACATTACCTAATGGTGCATTATTTACATTCAACAATAATCAATCATCTGGAACAATTGTTGTTAAAAACAATTCTGGTACAACTATTTGTACAACTCAGTCTGGTGCATTTATACAAGTTTCATTATTAACCAATTCTAATGCTGCTGGTACTTGGGATTATCATAATGTCGCACCAAGCAATGCTTCTTGGTCTACTAATACTCTTTCTTGGGCTGGTTCATATACAAATGGAACATGGAATGGTAATGTTATTGGAGCACTCTATGGTGGCACAGGTGAAGCAGGAACATTAACTGGTATTTTGTATGGCAATGGTACATCTGCTCATACTGTAGCTACTACTGCACAATTATTAAGTGGTATTGGAACATTACCAATAGCCAATGGTGGTACAAATCTTTCAACTACCCCTACTAATGGTCAATTATTAATTGGTAATGGTACTGGCTATACCCTTGCAACTATTACTGCTGGTGCTGGTATCTCAGTTACTAATAGTTCTGGTGGTATTACTATTGCAGTCAATGGTACTGGTGAAGTAACTAGCTTCCAGACTAGCTTATCAGGGTTAACCCCCAGTACTGCTACAGGTGGCGCAGTTACCCTGGCAGGTACTCTAGGGGCTGCATCTGGCGGTACTGGAGCAACTACCCTTACTGGATATGTTTATGGTAATGGCACTTCAGCCATGACCGCATCAACCACCATTCCTACAAGTGCTTTATCTGGAAACTTTGTAAGCACATTTAGTGCTGGTACTACTGGTTTGACACCCTCTACTGCGACTGCTGGTGCTATCACTTTAGGCGGTACTTTAGTAGTTGGAAATGGTGGTACTGGAGTTGCAACTCTGACAGGTCTGGCTTATGGCAATGGGACTTCTGCCTTTACCGCAGCTACCGCAGCACAAGTGGTTTCAGTCATTGGAACTACCGCAGTCACTAATGCGACTAATGCAGCAAACTTAAATCTTGCTGCTGGATCAGGCGCAACAAACTATATTACTTTTGCTTCTTCTGCAACAGGAAATACAGCACAATACACAAATACTGGACTTACTTACAATTACACCAATAATGCTATTACTGGGGGTATCTCAGGTGGCTCTTTTTAAATATAATGGCTAAAAGGAATTAATATGGCTCAAAGCGGATTTTCCCCCATCCTGATTTATGGCAGTACTACTACTGGTAATACTCCATCTGCAAGCAATTTAACTACCACTTCACTTGGAGTTGAACTTGCTATTAATGCTACTGATGGCAAATTATTCTATAAAGATAATTCTGGAAATGTTCAAGTTTTAGCTACAAAAGCTACAGGCACTATTGGTGGCTCAAATACCCAAGTCCAATACAATTCTAGCGGCTCATTGGCTGGCTCTGCCAATATGACCTTTAACGGCACTACATTAACTTTAGCTAATGATGCTTCTATATCAGGTCTTACTGTTGGTAAGGGTAACGGAACTGATGTTCTTTCAACTGCGGTAGGTAGCAATGCGCTTTCTACTGCTTATACAGGAAACTCTAATACTGCTATTGGAAGATATGCTTTATCAAGTTTAACTTCAGGTACTAACAATAATGCTCTTGGTCGTGGCGCTTTAATCAACCTTACTACTGGTGGATTTAATGTGGGTGTGGGTGATTTTTCACTTCAAGCTAACACCACCGCATCTAATAACACAGCAGTAGGTTATCAATCCTTATACAGTAATACTACAGGCACACCTAATACTGCCGTTGGCTATCAAGCTGGTTATTCAAATACCACAGGGGATGTTTGTGCTGTAGGATCATTAGCATTACAAGCAAATACTACAGGTATTCAAAATACTGCTTTTGGAAGAAGTGCATTACAATCAAATACCACAGGTAATCAAGGTGCTGCTTTTGGACAATTATCTTTAGTTAATAATACAACTGGTGGCGCAAATGCTTCTTTTGGTAATTTTGCGCTTCAATCAAACACTACAGGTAGTAACAACACAGCATTAGGTAATCAAGCATTAAATCAAAACACCACCGCATCTAATAACACAGCAGTAGGTTATCAAGCTGGATATAGTGCAAATACAGCTTCAAATGTGTTTATTGGTTATGTTGCTGGATATGCTGCAACTACAGGTGGAAATACCATTGTTGGTGCTTACGCTGGTCAAACTCCAACTGGAGGAAACAATACTTTAGTTGGATTTGGTTCTGGTAATGCTTTAACAACAGGAAGCCAAAATACATTTGTTGGTAGTGGTGTTCTTGGTGCTGTTTATGGTGCTGGTTCTGCTGTAACCACAGGAACAAAAAACACCATCTTAGGTTCTTATTCAGGAAATCAAGGCGGTCTAGACATCCGTACAGCAAGTAACTACATTGTGTTATCTGATGGTGATGGTAATCCTAGAGCATATTGTGATAACAATGGAACTTGGTATGCTGGTACTTCAAGTCAAAATTCCGCTAGACTATCTTTAGGTGCTTCAACTGGTGCTTCTTTATCTTGCGCCCAAACAAATTCTACTGGTGACCAAATATATTTTAGAACATCATCTTCAACTTTAGCTGGTTATATTACTTGCGCCACTTCAACAACAACTTCTTATTTATCAATTTCTGACCATAGATTAAAAACCAATGTTCAGCCAATGACCAATGCTTTAGATAAAGTTGCACAATTAAAACCTTGCACTTATACATGGCTTTCAGACAACTCTACTGGTCAAGGATTTATTGCTCACGAACTTCAAGAGGTAGTTCCTGATTGCGTTGTTGGCGAAAAAGATGCGGTTGATTCTGAAGGTAAACCAATCTATCAAGGTGTAGATACTTCATTCCTCGTTGCTACATTAACAGCAGCCATCCAAGAACTATCTGCAGAAGTAACTGCACTCAAAGCTAAATTAGGAGCATAAAAATGGCAAATACATACACTTGGACAATTACTTCAATGTCCACACTTCCTTCTCCACCCGCACCAATTAATGAGTATGTAGTATTAGCTCAGTATTTGGTAACTGGTACAGACGGCACTAACACAGCGTCAATTGCTGGTTCAAGCCAGTTTACGATTGATACAACAGCTACTCCAACGCCATACGCACAGCTTACACAAGCTCAGGTATTGGGATGGATTCAAGCTGAACCTAACTTGGTAATTAACACACAGGCTTGTGTTGATGGTCAAATTGCATCAATCGTCAATCCACCTGTTAGCCCAGCAGTAACACCTTTGCCTTGGAATACACAAGCAGCTTAATATATACTATTACATGGGAATAATCCCTAAACTTTAAAGGACAAAAATGAACTTAATTAACCTTTCTCAAGAACTTGTAGAAGCTATTTTTCAACATTTAATTAAAAAGCCTTATGAAGAAGTGGCTCATTTAATTGATCCATTGAAAGCCCAAGCTGCCCCTCAAATTCAAGCTGCTCAAGCTGCTCAAGTTGCCTCTACAGATGCTCCTGCTACTGTAGATGCTTCTGTAGATGCTTCTGCTGCTGATCCAGCAACTTCTACAGTTCAATAAAAATGTCTTGGGAAGCGATCTTCGGTGGATTGACTTTGCTTTATTTTATAACTAGCGGTTTTATTGGTTATTGGACTAATAGCATCGCTAAAAGTCAAGATAATTTAAGTAAATCCCAGGGGCAATTAGCCAAAGATTTAAAAAATCTTGAGGTAATGCTTCCCAATTCTTATGTAAAAAAAGAAGATATTAATGCCAGACTTGATAGAATTGATGATGTATTAGGAAAAATCTTCGATAAACTTGAAAAAAAGGCAGACAAATAATGTTTAAAACTATTTGTGCGTTACTTCAAAGAAAATCTGCAAAGCCTGAAACTAATTACACAATTAATCTTTCAGTACCAGAATTTCCAATTCCTAAGAAAAAACCCACAGTCAAAAAAGCAACTACTCGAAAGCCAGCAACTAAAAAAATTGTTAAAAAGGTAGCTACAAAAAAGATTGTTTCCAAAAAAAAATAATATGCAAGAAGAAAATCAATCCTCTTTTGATTCAGCCAAAGAAGTAGCTGGTCGATCTATTGGTAAACATGGTCTTGCTTATATTACCGCTATTATTGTTATTTCTGTTGCAGCTAGTATTTTTTTAGATACCGCTAAAATTGCTGCGGTTATTGGTATGGCTGGTGGTGCAATCATGGCTATTATCAATATGATGAATGCAGTTTCTGGAACTACTGAAAAAGAAGAAAAACCAGAATTTCAAGTTATTCAGCAACTTATTGAAAGACTTGACCATTTAGCCGACAAAGAACCCCCTATGTCAGTTACAGTCGATGGCGATAAAGTTACTGTTACCAAAGGCTCAGATACTATTACCACTAAAAAATGAAACTTTTAAAAGACATTTTGACTGAAGATGACAATACTACTTACTGCGCTGCAAGAGTTTGCTCTATTGCTTGCGTATTTGGTTTTCTTGTTATTTGCTTTGTTCATGTTTGGCATGGTGGCGATATTGACTTTGATAAGCTGGGCTTGGGATTGGCTACTACGCTTGGTGGGTCTGGAATAATGATTGGTGCTAAATCTGCCACTCAAAAAACCGAATAATGTTTATTTCAACATATATAAAAATTGTTATTTTGCTATGTATTTCTTTGGGAAGTGCATACATTACTCATAAAATTGATGAATCAAAGTATTTAGAGCAAGTTAATGACCAGATTAGACAAGCAGTTGAGCATGAAACTCAGGTAGTTAATGACCAAGCTGCTATTAGTCAAAAAACTCAAAAGGACAAAGATGAACTTCAAAACCGCTATGATGTTGCTATTGCTGAACTTAGGGGGTTGCGCCAACAATCTGCCACCCAAGGAAATGAACCCACCACCCCTAGAATATCAAGTAAAGGACTCAGATTATCTGAGTCAGATGCAGAAATTCTTATCGAGTTTGCAAATCAATGCTCAATAACTGAACTTGAAAGAAATGATGTCATTAACAAATATAATGCCCTCATGGTGAAATAATGGAATATTCTAAAGATGGTGCTCACCTTACTGAGAAATTTGAAGGATGCAGACTTACTGCTTATCCTGATCCTGCTACTGGTGGCGATCCCTGGACTATTGGTTATGGACATACTGGCAGCGATGTATACCCAGGCTTAACTATTACTCAAGAACAAGCTGAAGAATTTCTTATGAAAGATGTCCAGAAGGCTGCTGCTGATGTCAATGCAAAAGTAACTACCGATATGACTCAAAATGAATTTGATGCCCTGGTGGACTTTATATTCAATTGTGGGGCAGGTAACTTTAATGGCTCTACCTTATTAAAGAAAATTAATGAGGGAGACATGGAAGGCGCAGCCCAGGAGTTCGATAAATGGGATATGGCTGCTGGTAAGCATTTGTCTGGTCTTTTAAGGCGCAGACAAGCTGAAACTGCGGAATTCTTGTCTAACCTTGCATGAGTGCTGATTATTTTGATGATGCCTCGGATATGGAAGAATTACATAGAAATCTAGCAATTAAAAATATCCGAGATCAAAAAAAGAATCCTTTTAGTGGTCATTGTTTATATTGCAATGACACCATCCCAGAGGGAAGATTTTGTAGTCAAGAATGCCGAAAAGATTGGGAAATGGAAGAAAACTTAAAAAAAATTAAAGGTTTGAGATAAGTCCTGCAAGCTGTACCATTTGCATTAGATAGGCTCTAATTTCTTCATTTTGTGCAAATTGATCTGCATTATCGCTAATTTTTTGAGCAATACCAAGACTATCAATTAAATCTTTAAATTCTTTATCAGTAATAAGACCAGAATCGAATTGGGCTTTATATCCTTTGGCTTCACCAGCTAATTCTTGAATATTCATTTTGGCTTATTTCCAGTAACTTGTTGAATTGATTCTGCACTAGATTCAATTATATTCATCTTTGCTTTGCAATAAGCTGGGCTTGGGTTGTCAATCTTATGTAAACCATCCACCAACTTGTACAAGTCATTTACCAAGGCGATTTCCTGGTCATTATCTGGAAGGTATTGACTGTAATTTTTAAGTTCTAATGTCTGTGTATACATGATGTATACATTTAATTTTGAGCAATCAGCCAATTGAGCCTGGGTGCGAATGCGGTTTACATAGCTATATTCCACAGGGTCAAAGCTGCCAATCATCAAAGAGCACCCAGATAGCAAAAAGATTGGCAAAAATTTAATCATGGATTCCAGCTTCCATTAACTTTTTTCTAAGTCTCTGAATTTCAGCTTGCATGACTTGTAATTGGTATCTAAGCATGGATTCAGTATCTTCTTTATCCATAACACTAGCACCACTATCGACAATCACAACTGGCTCATTCATGGCAGAAATACGATCTTCTGAAGTAAAAGTAGTCATCATATACCCCCTAGTTTAATTGCCAACCTGATAGCGGAAATTATAATGACTGCTGCAATAGCTATAGCTGAAATAGCTACTTTATCTGCCCAGCTATTCTGCATAATTGGCAGTATTAAAAATAATGTTTTGAATCACTACATCCATTTCAATAGCGGTGTCATACAATTGTTTTCTACCTTGAATTTCAGGATTTGCATTTAACATTTCTAATCGGTTGGTTAATTTTTTAAGATTAATGATCTGTTGACTAATTTCTGTGTTCATTTTATCTGTCCTTAAAGTGAATGAATATTACAAAAATAAAGCCAGTAATTACCACCAGGGCAAAATACATGGCTTCATCATTGCTCATTTAATTCTCGCTACTTTCGCTTGTTTTAATGTTTGCTCATAGAGTTCTTTGGCATGGTCATCCAAATTTCTTAATGGCAAATTTTGATAATACTTCCATTTATCTTTGTACTCTTGGAGTTCAGATGGCGGTATCCAACCATATTGATTTTTCCAGCGCAAAGCAATGTCAGTACCAGATGCTGTCCATATATAAGGTGTTCTCATGATTTTCCTTTAAATTGATAAAGCAAACATACAACCAAAAATAATGCCAAAAACTAAAACACCAAGGGCTTCGACCCACAAAGGGATATTCCAACTGTCATAAAACATATTAATCTCCTAATCTTGACTGTGATTTATTAAGCATGGCAAATACTTGATTGGCATTAGAAGCAGCATAGTCTGGACAAACTGGATATTCATTTCCATCGCTGCGAACTGCCATCCAACAACCAGGGATTGATGCCTTTACCCTGGGATTATATTTTTCAGGCACTAAGTAAACTTCCACTATTTTCATGATTGACTCCTTGGAATTGAACCAACTAAATTACCTTCCATTACTTCAAAAATAATTAACTTTGCTCTATTCAAAGACTGTCTGGCTCTTTCATCCATGCCAACAGCAATTTCTTCCTGGGCATCACTCATAATGCTGGCAGCGCACATAAGAGCACCAGAAAATTGATAGCTAAGAGATTCTTTGACGCTTGATAAAAAAGCATCTGGATCACAACCATACATTTGATTTACTTGACTCATTTTGATTTCCTTTCGTGAATAATCAAACTACATAAGAAGTATTACATAGATGTATTATAGGCACAAGTATTATTTTTACTTGTTGCTTTTTTGCATAGGGTGGAGTCCCTATCTCTCACGAAAGGTCTGGCATTGCACCAGAAGGTAATTTTTGGGTGTACCACTCCCAGAAATAGGGACTCCAAGATCATTTTAGCTTAAAAAGGAATATCTTCATCTAAATTGGTTAAATTAACACCCTTTTGAGGGCTTTGAGAAGGTTTTGAATCTTCTGAAGGCTTACCCCCTAACATCTGCATTGTGCTTCCTATGACCTTTGTAGAGTACTTCTCGACACCAGTATTCTTGTCGGTATACTTCTCAGTCTTAAGTTTGCCTTCAACATAGACTGAACTGCCTTTTTTGAGGTAGTCACCAGCGATTTCAGCCAGCTTTCCAAAAAAGACTACATTGACCCATTCAGTTACTTCTTTCTGCTCACCCTGCTTATCTTTGTATTTCTCTGTACAAGCAACTGAAATATTGGTTACTGGGCTGCCATCTGGAAAAGACCTTTGTTCTGGGTCTTTTCCTAAATTGCCCACAATAATTACTTTATTTACTGATGCCATGATTATTTAACCTCGCTTGTTAATACATCACCATTTTCAACACCAATAATGAATTGAATAAGTTTTCTATAGCTAGAAATTTTGTTTTTAAGACCTACTATTTGTTTATTTTCTATTCTTAAACTTTCTTGTAATTTATCTAAAACAGATATGTGATGCTTTAATTCTTCAATTTTTTGTTCATATCTTTGAATTGAAGCACTAAGACTGTCATTGTGTTGCTCAAGCATTTTTGCTTTTTTTTGCCAATTGATATTTTCTGCATTTGATTTCATGATTTATCCTAACTCAATGATTAATTGTTCAACTTCTTCCAAAAACTGCTTTACCTCTTGCTCCATCAACTTAATTAATTGCTCATCCCTATAGGCTTTAACAATCAATAAGCGACTCTTTTCAGGCATTCTTGGATCGTAAGATACAAAATCGCACCATTCCCAATCCATTACCCAGATTTGCCCTTGTACTTGTTTGACATACTCAGTAGGCACAATCTTGTTTCGCCAATATTTAACATGAGTATGACTATCAGGGCATTTGATTTCCACACCGCCATTGGGAGTTGCGATCCGATCTGGAGAGCAGCCAACCCAAGGAATACTAGAGTGTTTCCAAAAACCTGTCTTGTCTAATAATGTTTCACATGAAACCTCATAAGCCATAGCAGCTTTTTCTTCTGTCTCCACACCCCATTCCATGCTTGGGTTTGAATAAGACTCACCAATTTCACCAGTAAGTCTTTCAATTGCCAGGCGAGTTTTGTATTTTTCCCTAGTAACAGACTCAGCACCACCTTTACCTTTAGCCATAACAGCATCTAGGTTAGAAGCTGATACATACCCCAGGCGAACCTTTTTCCATTCATCTGTACCCTGTTCTACATGGATAGAATCTTGAATAATCATGATTGTGCTCCAAGCAATTCAGCTTTGCGAATATCTTTGGCTTTGACCAACTCTGGCAATTCGCCTAAAGTTTTGACCGCAGCAATGTAGACCTTTTTTAAAGCATCTTCGCTTAAAGCAGACATAATTTTGTTGATATAAGGGTCAATACTGGGTGGCTCTGCGCCTGTAGTGGAATCAATGGCATCATGCTCAACAATCTCCAGGGCTGCCATCCAAAGGTATCTGCGTTGATAAGTCTCAACTGCACCAATGTTTTGCACCTCATGACAGCCTTTTAAGTTGGCTGATCCCATTGGACTTTCAATTTCTATTTTGTCACCTGAATCAATGTCAACAATAGCCATTTTTGCTTGTTCAACATTAAAACTAACAATGCCACAAAGACCATTGTTTTCAAATACTCCTAAAGCTGGAATCAAAAAGTCGGCAAGTTCAAAATAGTTGTACTTGGCAAAATCATTGCGACCCGATTTTTTTAACTTTAAAAGATGAAATTCTTTTCTAGCTTGATTTAATTTTTTGTAAATAGCACTCATGTTTATTACCTTTCTTGATGATTAATCTAAATAACCGCTTGATAAATTTTCTTCTGCATGACTAATTGCATAGTTCTCCATGTAGTCATAAGCCATTGACCACAATTTCCTACCCAAAGCCTCAAAATCAATATCCATATGAGGTTTTGATAACATTTCCTCAATTATTGCTTGATCTTCTTTTTTGGCTTCTGAAATGCCTTCTGAGAAATTTGAATACTTTTCTATGCTGTATTCATCTTCCATGAGTTCAGCAACTCGATCATTGATCTTGTCTGAATCATCATCTTCTGGTTCGTAATACCGATTATTGTTGTACATATTTATCTACCTTTCGTGAGTTGATATAAGAAGTATTACACACAACTATTACAATTGCAACAACTTTTGTGTAAAAATGCCACATGACTGAAATTACTTTGGAACTACCGCTTCCACCCACTATAAATAGCTATTGGGGATTCTCTGGTCATAGGCGATTTTTAACATTACCAGCCAGGGAGTTTAAGCAGCAAGTGGCTCATATAGTGAACCAGCAAAAAATTAATTTTGAAGATCAAAAATTATCTATTGACATCACATTATTTTGGAAAGATAAAAAAATTCAAGATTTAGATAATCGCTGCAAACCTTTACTGGATTCGCTTGTCCAGGCTGGTCTAGCCAATGATGATAGTCAATTTAAAGAAATACACATCTATGAAGGTGGCATTTTAAAGGGTGGGAAAACCCTGATAAAAATATCTGTCATAGATTAAAAATTTACTGTAAACTTTTAAGACTGCCTAAATGGATTTAGGTAGCTATAGCTGGTGCTAATAAACTTTTTCGGAAAAAAGGAAAAAATGCTTGAATTTCCCCCTCAAGACAAAATTGAGGTCTATGCCAATGAAACAGGATTTATTTGTTTTAGATGTGCAGGTGATCTTGAAAATACCAAAGAACAAATAGTTTGCTTGACCATAGGTCAATTTCGATCAGTCATTAAAAATGCCGACAAACTAATTTCACAAGCAGATGAAATTAGAAAGGCAATCCAATGACATACAAAATTAAAAATTGGAATAAATTTCAACATTTCAAGGATCGTAGACCACCCTGGGTAAAACTTTATCGAGATTTGCTGGATGATTTAGAGTGGTTTGAACTTGATCCAGTATCTTCTAAAAATTTAATTAATTTATGGCTCATCGCAAGTGAATATGATGGATATTTGCCATCATTAGATATTCTATCTTTTAGATTAAGGCTTAAAAAACAAGAAGTTACAAGAATTTTATCTTGTCTTGGTCATTGGTTGGAACAAGATGATATCAAGGTGATATCAGAAGGATATCAAAGTGATAGTACAGAGACAGAGACAGAGACAGAGACAGAGACAGAGACAGAGACAGATATATTCGTGGACTCAAAGATTCCACCATGCCCCCACCAAGCCATTATTGATATTTATCATCAAACATTGCCAGAATTACCAAGAGTGATTTCTTGGAATAAAACAAGGGAATCCCATTTAAAGCAACGCTGGAGAGAATTGTTTACTGAATTTGAATGCAAAAGTTCGGAAGAAGCCCTGGAATGGTTTAGGAATGATTTTTTTCAATTTATTAAAAGTTCCAAGTTTTTAACTGGGAAAACACATTCAAAGGATAGGAGACCATTTTTAGCAGATTTGGAATGGGTTATTAAACCAACCAACTTTACAAAAATCATCGAAAGGAAATACCTATGAAATCCAAATTAGTCAAATTTTCAAATCCTGAAGAATCAAACCAAGAAAGTCAGCCTTTATCCTGCGGGGCTTATGGATGCGGTCTGCCTGGCACAATTTCTGCTGGAACAAATGGAGAAAGCAAGTTTTACTGTCGTTTTCATTATGGTTTAAAACCGCATAAAAATGACCAGGTAACTGCCAGAATCCATCAAAATAGTCAATTGCTTGATCTTTTTGATATGTGTACATCCCCAGATAGGTTTTTTAAAGGAAACAATAAAACAACTTTTTTTGAGTTGGCAGATACAAAAGTATTTCAAGGTCTTTTTGACATGGGTTTGCAAGAACTACATATTCCTAAAAACTTGCTCAAAACTCGCAAAAACATCATGGCAGAACTTGATAAGCGCACTTTTGTAATTGATGAAGATGGTATGCCTATGCCTAAAGCAATGGATGTAGGCAATCATTATTTAGACAAAATTAATTACAGAGGAACAAATGTAGGATTTGACAAATGAAAGGCAACGATAAACCCTACTTAGAAAGGATTAAAACCAACCTAGGAGAGGAGTTGTTCATTTCCTATTGCAATGCCAAGGGATACAAAATAAATCGCCTAGGATTCGATGAGAGGGCTGGATATGTGGAAAATTTCTTTAATCTCAATCCATTATTAAGAAATTTGCCTGATTTTGTGGTCAATACCCCTAATGAAACTTTTGTAGTGTGTGTAAAAGGCACAGCAAACCTTAAAAAACAAGAATTTGATCTTCTTCCTTTGATGATTGAATGGTTTAGCAGCAAAAAAGCACCCTTGGTTTATGCTTTTTGTTTTGATGATCGAGAAAAACCTGCCCTTGTTTACCCAGAAAAGGTCATTGAACTGTATCAAAAAGCCAAAGAAAAAAGATATGAAAGCGATGGAGTTATCTATCGAAGTCTTGCTGTTTAATGGTTTTTAGCTTATAATACTTATGTTGGATACGAAAGGTAATAAAGTGATTGAACCGATACCATTTGCAGGATTAATTGAGTTGGATGTGGGATTTATCCCTGCCAGCTTAGATCGTGCAATTGCCATAGCTGCTAGTGCTCATGCTGGTCAAGTTGACAAAGCAGGTGAGCCTTATATTTTGCATCCTTTAAGAGTAATGTTGTCTGTACCACCAGAAGCCAGGATTGCTGCGGTATTGCATGATGTTTTAGAAGATAGCGATATTAGCTCTGACGATTTATTGGCTGAAGGATTTAGCCCTGAAAATTTGGCTGTTTTAGATGCTGTCAGTCGTAGACCTGGTGAGTCATACCATTCATTTATTATTCGATGCTCTAAAAACCCATTGGCTAGAATCGTTAAATTGGCTGATTTGCGAGATAACTGCGATATGAGTAGATTGGCAAATCCATCTTTGGCTGATTGGGCAAGATACGAAAAATATATGGAAGCAATTGTTTATTTGCGTGGCGATGAATTGTGCTAATATTTTTTGAACTATTACACAGGACAACATGATGGAAAAGAAAAGTTCAAATGCTCTGGTCAAGGTCAGGGCAGTTTTTTTATCGGAAGATATGCCATTTACTTTAGCGGTTTTGGCACAAAAAACCAATTTAAAAGCACCTGAAGTATCAATGGCTTTGTGTCATTTGAGAAAGCAACGATATGTCACTAGGCGATTAATTGCAAATCATTCTGGCAAAGGTCGTAAAAGTGTTTGGGCTTATTACTATCACCCTCTAAGGGTTAGTGTAAGTGAACTTACAGAAGCATAAACATCAATGTGCAGTAAGGCAGATGCTGATTTATCGTAGGAAATGGGGTCTTTTGAAGTTTCAGCAGTTCATTAGAAGCGAAAGAGTAATACATTTATGGCTTACTTTAGAAGCAGATTTTAAGGATCAATTTCAAAAAGGTAATAGCGGAGAACCAGGACAATGGATAGAGAAGAACTAGAAGCGAAACTTAGCGCAGCCTTACAAGATGCTCAGTATTGGCGGTCAATGTATGATAAGTTATTGCAACACATACAACACCAAAGCGAATACATTGCTCATCTTGAAAAGCAAATTTGGGGCAGCAGATGAGAAGCAACTTTATTCTGGCACATCATGTTGCCAGAAAAAATGCTATTCAAGCTATTTTAGAAGCCCCTGATGGCTATGCAGTTTCGATTAAGCCTAAGAATCGCAGCTTAGAGCAAAATGCAAAACTTCATGCGCTTATACAAGAAATAGCCCAAAAAATAGAATGGGTAGGAAAAAAACAAGAAGTAGAGACATGGAAAAGACTCCTAACAGCAGCTTGGCTCCGAGCAAGGGGAGAACCAGTAGAAATGTTACCAGCAATTGATGGACATGGTGTTGATATTGTTTTTCGCAGGACATCGGATTTAACTGTACCTGAAATGATCGAGTTGATCGAATACATCCAGGCATGGGCAGTAGAGCAAGGAATTGATGTATTATAGAATCCACGAAAGGGAAAATATGATTAAAGATAATCAAGATGGCACATTTAGCATAGTCAGACCTAAAGTCTGGGATGATGAACCAGTAGCCTTTGTAACTGGGGTAAGACAATTTGACCCTGTAATGGCTGATACTGTTTTAAAAGTCGGCACACCACTCTACACCCATCCAGCAAAGACACTAACAGATGAGGAAATAATTAAATTGTTTGATAGTTATGAATTTTCTGATGAAGGTGTTGTTGAGTTTGCGCATGAATTACTAAGAAAGGCACAAGAGAAATGAATTACAGTTTTTTTGAAGTGTTTATGAAAATAATATTGCCAACAGTTTTATTGATTTATGTTGTCTTTAATTTAGGTAAACATTTTTGTTAAGAAAGGCACAAGAGAAATAATGGAATTCGCTTATGGAATGTTGGCTGGTATGTACCTAACAATATTGATTATTGTCGTTAAATTGAGATTAAGAAAAGCTAATGAGAAATGAGTTATTCTTTTAATCCTGAATACATGGGTACTTTGCCCTGGGGTCAAAATCCTGTAGACTCAAAGCCTAATCAAATCTGGTTTAGCCAAAATCCAGAGGGTAGCCTTTTTTCTTGGTACATGGATCATTGGGTAGAAGTATCCCCAAGCCTAAAGGGATCAGACATGATTACTATTACACTTCCTAAAGAAATATGGAAGGCAGTAAGTAAAGCAATCAATATTGCATTAGCGATAAATGGCAAATAAAGAACAAAAAAGGATGTATGACAGAATTGCCAGATTTGGCTGCATTTTGTGTTACCACCTCGGATATGGAGAAGGCACACCAGCAGAGTTGCACCACATCCGCAGAACCAAACCTAGAGACCAAGCCCCTGTTATCCCCTTGTGTAGAGAACATCATAGAGGGAATGCAGGGATTCATGGAATGGGGAGAAAATCATTTGAAAAAATCTACCCATCGGAAGATTCGCTTTTGGACATGATTAACACCAAACTCAGTATTACTACTAACACTTTGTAATAGCTTGTGCTAATATTCCAATCGTCAGGTAGGGTGCAACTGTCCTTGCATTCGCTACATCCCAAAAGATGCCTACCTGACACTAGAAATTATGGATAAACAAGTTAAATTTTCTAAAATATATGGACTCTCAGATAAAAAAACTGGAGAGATAATCTATATTGGAAAATCGGATGATCCAAAAAAAAGATTAAAACAACATATTTATGACTCAAAAAGGCGAAATACAAAATTACATCAATGGATTAGAAAAAATCCAAATTCAGTAGAATTGATTATATTAGCCTGTGCTATAAGTAATGATTGGCAATCCCTAGAAAAACAAATGATTGCTCAATATAAAGAATCTGGAAAACTTCTTAATATTGCCAAAGGCGGAAATCAACCATTTAGAGATGAAAATGATTCATTTAAAAGAAAAGTATGGATTATTAAAAATTTCATGGCTAGACTTGTCAATGAATGGAAAAATATACCAACCACCGAAAAAATTGAAGAAAGAAAAGCCATGCTTAGATATGCTGCATGGAAAAAACCAGAATTATTTGGTGAATGGAAGTATTTATGAAAGAAAAGGGCAGACCATCCACCTTTACTGAAGAAATAGCCCATGAGATTACTGAAAGATTGTCAGATGGAGAGCCATTAAGAGCAATTTGTCGATCTGAAGGAATGCCAAACTGGAGAACTGTGTATGATTGGATGGCAAAAGATAATACATTTTCCGCACACATCGCACACGCAAGGGAGATTGGCTTTGATGCAATAGCCGAAGAAGCCCTAATGATTGCTGATACTCCTTGCTATTTAGAAACAAAAGAAACCATTGAAGATCAAGGAAAACCAACAAAAGTTAAAGTCGTAGTGGCTGATGCTTTTAATCATCGTAGATTACAAGTCGATACTAGGCTAAAACTATTAGCTAAATGGTGTCCTAAAAAATATGGCGATCAAGTTCAATTTGATGTAGAAAACAATAACTGGACAGTCAATGGCATCCCTGTCAAAACAAGGTAGAGAACCCATAGAATTACCCCCTTTACACCAGGGACAACAAGAAGCCTTTGATGCTTCCACTCGATTTTTTGCTATTCGCTGCGGTAGGCGATGGGGCAAAACTGCCATGATGCAAAACATTGCTTGTGCTGGAGCAGCCCAAGGCGAAAAAATAGGGTGGTTCGCACCTGATTATAAAATCCAATCTGAAGCCTTTAGAGAAATAGCCGATCTATTAGCTCCCATGATTAAGTCATCATCTAAGATTGATGGCATTATTCAAACCTATACTGGTGGGCGCATAGACTTCTGGACTTTGGAAAATGAAAGGGCTGGTCGATCCAGGAAATACCATAAAGCCTTTATTGATGAAGCAGCCTTTACCAAGCCCAATATGTCTAAAGTATGGCAAACCGCTATCAAACCAGCATTACTCGATTATCAAGGTAGTTGTATTACAGCATCAACACCCAATGGAATTGATAGCGACAACTTCTTTTGGCAGATATGCAATCAGCCTGAACATGGATTTACTGAATACCATGCTCCAACCTTTACTAATCCATTTCTACCTAAAGAGGAATTGGAAAAGCTGGAGAGAGAAAATCATCCAATGGTATTTAAGCAAGAATACCTGGCTGAATTCGTGGATTGGTCAGGTGAAGCATTCTTTAGCCTAGATAAGCTGCTGGTCGATAATAAACCTGTGGTTTACCCTAGTAAATGCGATGGTGTATATGCAGTCATTGATACTGCGGTCAAAGGCGGTAAAGAAAATGATGGTACTGCCATTGTCTATGTTGCTGTAGACCGATATACCCAAAATCCATATAACCTGATTTTATTGGATTGGGATATTGTGCAAATTGATGGCGCAATGCTAGAAAATTGGATGCCAAGTGTATTTTCCAGATTAGAAGAACTCGCTAGATTGACTAATGCAAGGCAGGGAGTTGTCGGTACATTTATTGAAGATGCTGCTGCTGGATCAATTTTGATTCAACAAGGCAGAGCAAGAGGATGGAATACTCATGCCATTGACTCAGGGTTAACCTCAGTAGGCAAGGATGAAAGAGCCATTTCTGTATCGGGTTACTTTCACCAGGGCTTAATGAAGATTAGCGATTATGCTTTTGATAAGACTATGACATTTAAAAATGCTAGTCGTAATCACCTATTAACTCAGGTAACTGGATTTAGAATTGGCGATAAAGATGCCTACAAAAGAGCAGATGACTTGCTAGATGCTTTCGTATATAGTTTAGCCATTGGTGTTGGCGATAAATATGGCTACTAAGGAATAACTATGTCTGATGTGATGGTGAATAATACTTATCTGGGTGGTGAATTAATGAACCTGCTCAGTTCTGAGAATATCCAACCAGGTTCACAGGCAGGTTATGAATTATGCAAAATCATTTGGGAATATCACCCATTAGGCGGTAAATTAGTTGAAAAGCCAGTTCGCTTGGCTCTTTCAAAACCCAGAATTATTACTGTAGATGCAGAACCAAAGGAAATGTTGGTCGAGGCATTTCAAAAAGAATGGGAAAAATTAGGTGCTACTAATCATATTCGTGATGTTATGTTTATCAATCGCACTTATGGGGCTGGTGGAATTGTTGTGGGTGCTGATAAGATTCCTACTACTGAGCCTATTGATCCTTGGCAGCTTCCTGATCTCAACATTTATTTTAATCAGTTAGACCCATTAAACATGGCTGGTTCGATTGTTACAAACCAGAACCCAAATGCGCCAGACTTTCAAAAACCTCTTGCATATACTACTGCTGCTGGTCAGCCTTATCATCCTAGCCGTAGCGTGGTGGTATTCAATGGCACTCCTATCTACCTGTCTTTCCAATCTAGTGCTTTCGGGTATACAGGTCGAAGTGTGTTTCAAAGGGCATTGTATCCGCTAAAGTCTTTTGTACAGTCAATGATTACTGATGATCTGGTTACTTTTAAGTCAGGTCTGATTATTGCCAAGCAAAAACCTGCTGGGTCTATTGTCAATCGCTTAATGCAAACTGCTGCTGGTATTAAGCGCACTTATTTGCAAGAAGGCGGTACTGGCAATGTGCTATCAATTGATATTGATGAAGAAATCAACTCCATTGATTTGACCAATACTGCAACTGCAATGACAACTGCCAGAGATAACATCATTGCCAATATTGCTGCTGCTTCCGATGTCCCTGCAATGCTACTCAAAGATGAAGCATTTACTCAAGGCTTTGGTGAAGGTACTGAAGATGCAAAAGCCATTGTCCAGTACATTGATGGCATTCGAGTTGACATGGAATCTTTGTTCCGATTCTTTGACAAGATCGTAATGCACCGAGCCTGGAATAAAGAATTATTTGAATCTATTCAATCTGCCTATCCAGAGCAATATGGCAAGATGACCTATGAGCAAGCATTCTATTCATGGAAAAATGCTTTCAAACCTGAGTGGGAATCACTCATGGAAGAACCGCCAAGCGAAAAAGTCAAAGTTGATGACATTAAGCTAAAAGGTGTTACTGAAGTACTTCGTACAATGCTGCCAGTTATTGATCCACAAAATAGAGCAAATTTAATTCAATGGGCTGCTGACAATTTGAATGAAATGCCAGATATGTTCCAAAGTTCTATGCAATTGGATGCTGATGCAATCGCTGAATATGAAATTCCAGAAGAAGAACTTAAAAACTTACCTAGATTGGATGCTTATTTTGCAAAGGGGGATTGGGCAAACCCCACCCCAAAAGCTGATGCTTTCATAGAACAAGACCATCCCAGGGATGCGGATGGAAAATTCACATCTGGAGCAGGTGGTAGCGCAGCAACCACTACTATGCCTGGTGGTCGAGCACAAGCCCCATATACTGTGGCAGCTAAATCTATTCCACAACCACCAGAGCCACCAAAGGCAGTAAATAAACCTACAGCAGCAGAGCCACCTAAAGCACCTGGACATAAAGAAAGAATAACTTTAAAGACTTTTAAACCATCTAATCCAGATGATTATCTAAAAGAAAGTGTTAAAAAAGAAGATATTGAAAAACTTCCTAAAGATAAACAAAAAGAACTATTAGAAATTTACAAAAAAGTTGCTGAAAATAAAAATGATTTTGACAAACTTAATTTAACCATTGCAGATGAAATTGGTGCTGAAATTGATGTTGTGCCATTAAAGGGATCGCAGAGGACTGTAGAGAAAATTATTGATGATTATGATGGCGATCCATCCAAAATTAAAGATTTGTTAAGAACTACTTTTGAAATCAAAAATCTAAAAAATTCAAATGAAATTATTTCCAAACTTAAAGATAAGTATGGAGAACCAGTTAAAAATAGAAATACACTTGATCCCAATTCTCCATCACTAGGAGATACTGGTTATCGAGATGTCAATATGGTTTTTATGGTTAATGGCTCTTATGCTGAAATACAAATTAATATGCCTCAGATGTTAGAAGCAAAACACAAGGCTCATGATTTGTATAAAGAAAATAGAACTTTAGAAGGCATAGCCAAGAAAAGGGATTTAACCTCAGAAGAAAAAAATACTTATGAGGTTAATGGTAAAAAGATGAAAGAAATTTATGATGCTGAATGGTCTAAAATAGCCAATTCATAAAATTTTTCTTTGGTAATTGGAAGGTGATAAGCCGATAAATTGTATTCTTTTGGTTCTCCATTGCTCCATTTGGCAATTCTTGGAATATCAGAGCCAGCACCAATACTTACAGGAATTTCATCTTCAACAACAATACAAAAAATTGCATCGTCACTAATCTCATATTTGCCTATTTGCATATAGACTCCTTTCATTAAATTGTATCATACATCTATCCCTATAGGATAGAGCAAAAAGCCCACAAGGGGCTTATTTTAATAGCGATTCTTTAATAATCTTTTTGCTGCTGCCAGGCGAAGATCATCCGCTTCAGAATTAAGACCAGGCAAAATAGATAATGCTCGAATCATATTCTTTAATGCAACTTTGTCAGAATTGCCAGCAATTTTTAAATCTGCATACTTGGCTGGATTATTAACTTTTAAATCTTCATAGTAACTAGACATCACAATCCCCTTAAAATTTAGAAACTCGAAATTCATCACCACCCAAAATAATGTCAAATGAAATTGCTGCTGGTTCATCCTTAAAATAAAAATCAGCATTGACAAACAAGTTATAAACAACTCCTGGGAAACCGCCATCTGGCAGCTTGTTTGCATATCGAACACCAACTTTTTGGAAAATTCCATTAATTTTTTTGGCAACTAAAATATTCATACTGCACCCCCAACTTGGTTAAGTAAATTATTGATTTGATCCTGGACATCTGCATACTGCACTCGACCATCTACCATCTGGAGCAAATGCAATAGCAAATCTGCTTGCTCCTGGTTCAATTGAATATTCATTCTGCTGCTCCTTGGAATTGTTGGATAACTGCTCTCGCAACCGCAGCCCTGCGAACCTGACCTTTTGCAATCGCTAAAGCCAAAATTGCCTGGGCTTGCTGGAGACTAAACACTTCATAGCCATAAATAGGAAAACTCATTTCACACCCCCATGTATTGCATTTGGACAATAACTTCTGCAATCGCTTCTGCCTGGATCATCGCACCACCAGCAACCGCAATCGCATACATCTCCTGGGCTTGCTCAATACCGAAAACTGGGACACCGCAAACATAAAAAGCCATGATTAACTCCTTTATTGATGATTAACACTACATTATTAGTATCATACTTATTAAGTATAGATGCAAGTACTTTATCAATTATTTTTAGATGTATGACAAAAATACAACATCAAAAATATTTGTTGTTTTTTGCACAAAACCTATTGACTCTATACTAAATAGGTATAAGATAGAGGGGTAGTGTTTATTAATCATGAAAGGAAATTGAAATGAGAGCAAATTACCGCAGAGCCTTTAATGCCTTGCAAAAAATCGGTGTTCCAGTTTTTGTCCATAGTGATGCTGAAGATCGCTTTGACATTAGTGCTGAAGAAGCCAATAGCTACCAGTTTGTTGACTACTATGATGGCTATCGAATGCCTGATTGGGAATTTGGAGTCAGCCCAGAAATCATCAATGTGTTGCGGAAATATGGCTTGTTCGCTGAATGGATGAACCCTGGTCATTTGAGAGTGTTTGAAGCATAAACCTGCCCCTTCGGGGGCTTTGAAAGGAATTGATATGAAATACAAATTAAATGTTTTTCGAGATGTCGATGTCTCTGGGGATCAAGGAATGGGTAATGGATATGTTGATTACATCCTAAACCTGCCTTATGGCTTCCGATTCTCTGATGATCTGGTTCATGTGCGAGGTTATGACTCAATGAAAGAATTAAGGGAATCAGCCAGGAATGATGTGGTTGAGTGTGATTGTGCTGAATGTGTCGCTAATAAAAGGAATTGAAATGGCTATGGCTTATAAAGATTTGGTTGTGTTCGCTAGATATGTTTACAGCTTTTATGGCGATGGCGGTATTTATGACATGGGAGTGCCTTATGAAATCATTAAGCAAGCTATCCGCTTTTTGCAATCAAAGGATGGTCGCAAGTATCGCTGCGGTATTCCTGTAGTTGGGGATTCTGTGGATCGGGAGCACATTCGCATGATCTTGGAAGAAGAATATGGATATTGTGAAAAAAAGCTACAAGCTGCTTGACATTATCCCTAATTAGTATATTATTAAGTTGTAGTGTTTATTAATCATCAAATAAGGAGTTAATCATGGGTTCAATTAGTAGTCATGCTGGTGCTGCCAAAATGGTTCGCCAGTTTATGAAAGCCAAAGGCATCGCTGGTCAAGTTCGCAGCAAAAGCTATAGCATGGGTAGCAGCATTCATGTGTATGTTCAGGATTTGCCCCCAGCGCAATATGCTGAGTTGAGCAGCTATGTCAGTCAGTTTGAGTATGGTCACTTCAATGGCATGGAAGATATTTATGAGATCAGCAATCGCAGGGATGACATTCCCCAAGTGAAATATGCCTTTGTTGACAATAAAATGAGTGATGCCTTGGGTGAAAAGATTTACCAGTTCATGAAAGGATATTACTCTGGCATGGAAGGTGCTCCAGATAGTTTCAAAGATGCCCATAGTTTTTACAACATGAGATTCAATGGGTATGCAAGTCACTTGGTTTACAAGTTATTTGCTGGTGGTTATATGCACAATGAATATTGGATTTCAGTTGGTGTCATTGCTCCAGAAGTAGAAGCTGCTTAATTGATGCCCCTTCGGGGGCTTTCCATGAAAGGGAATAGTATGATAGATAAATTTTTAACTTTAGAAAATGCCAAGGCTTATGCTGCAACTCAGGACAAATTGCTATTTTGCGAATATTTGACAGACTTGCCATTCCAAAGCAAAGCATTAGAAAAGTTTGAATATGAAATGTTTGTGTTTGCCCTTAATTTAGGACTTGTATCAGAAGATGACTAAAACTAGAAAAAGGGGTGGTCTTGGTACTACCCCAAAACCAGAAGAAATTATTGCAGCCAGGGCTGCATTATCTCAATCCAAAGCTGCATCTTTAATATATACTACCCAAGCAAGATGGTCAGATTATGAAACTGGCAAAAGTCGTATGCACCCTGCTGCCTGGGAACTATTTTTATTAAAGATACAGAATGACATTTTTTGAAGTTCTTACTGCTGCCATTAATGACTTTATTGAATATGGCTTTGATTCTCAAAGTCGAGTAGACAATTGGCTTAAAAAGATTAAAGAAGCAGCAGAAAAGGCTTTGATGTCAGAAGCCCAGATGCAAAAGGAAATGGAAAAGTCTTTAAATGCAGCCTTTTCTCGCCTGGTGACTAAAGGCGGTCTAGTCAATAAAGAAGTATCCAAATATGACATTGACCGATTAAAGCCAAAACTTAGGTCTGAACTAGATCGCAGAATCATGGCTTCTGCAAACTTGATTAAATACAATCGAGAACAAAGTATTACAGATGTGCTCAGAAGATTTGAAGGTTGGGCTACATCCATTCCTAAAGGCGGTTCTTTGGCTGTCGACAAAGTTAAAGAAAAACAAAATATTAAAAAGTCTTTAGCAAAAATGCCTTTTAATCAAAGGCGAGTTGTAATAGATCAAACCCATAAATTGATTTCTAACATTAATGATATTGTCGCTGTTGATAATGGCGCAATTGCTGGTAAATGGCATTCTCATTGGAAACAAATTAATTATGATTACCGCAAAGATCATAAAGAAAGGGATGAAAAGGTTTATGTCATTAGAGGTAATTGGGCAAGCGAAAAAGGATTTATTAAAGCCACTAATGGATATACTGATGACATTACCACTCCAGGTGAAGAAGTATACTGTCGCTGTTATTACAAATATATTTACAGTTTGCGAAAGATGCCTGAAGAAATGCTTACAAAAAAAGGCAAACTAGCGTTACAATCGTCAAAAATACTGTAAGGTAGTTTTATGCCATTTAAGTCGGAACAACAAAGAAAAGCTATGTATGCTGCATTGGCAGGACATAGCAACATTGGAATTCCTAAAGAAGTGGCTAAAAAATTCATCAAACACAGCGAAGATGATTCTGGTGATTTCCCAGAAAAAGCTACTCCACTCAGCACTCCAGAATTTAAAGAAGATGATGAAATCGTCATTCGTGCTGGCAAAAAAGATGAATTAAAGAAATTTCAAGGTGATTTAGCTGATGTAGCTAAAATCATCCAAGGTCTTAAAGACCAATCTCAAACAGTACCTAGATTTGGTCAAGATGCTGACCCTTGCTGGGAAGGCTATAAACAAGTTGGCATGAAAGAAAAAGATGGCAAAGAAGTACCAAATTGTGTGCCAGATGCTGCTGATCTAGTAGCTAAAACCCCAGAATTAGTTGCTCCAATTGCTAATAATGCTGGTGCAGCAGGTCGGGCTTCTGGAATCATGTTTGTTACTGGTGAAGGTCATACTTTATTAATTCGCAGAGGTTCAGGCGGTGGCGATTATCCTAATACCTGGTGTGTGCCAGGCGGTCATCAAAAAGAAAGCGAAACTTTAGAAGAAGCTGCTCGCAGAGAAACTAAAGAAGAAACTGGCATTGACTATAAGGGTAAATTAGAAGTATTACACGATGATGGTCAATTCTGCACCTACATTGCTAGAGATGTAAAAAAAGAAGAAGTCAAACTCAATTATGAGTCTACTGGCTATGATTGGTGCGATCCGCTTTGCCCACCTTTGCCATTACATCCTGGTTTAGAAGTTGCATTCAAAATTGCATCCTCTAAGACTGAGACCGATGTTGCTCAGTTAATGGCTGATAACCTTATTCCAAGTCCACAAATGTATGCCAATATCATGTTATTGGCTATCCGCATTACTGGTACTGGATTGGCTTATCGGTCAAGCATTGGCGAGAATGTCTGGAGAGACCCATCACTTTATCTAAATGATGAGTTCTTAAAAAGATGTAATGGATTAATGGTCATTATGGATCATCCAGATTCTGCGGTTCTTACTTCTAAGGAATTTAAAAATCGTGCAGTAGGAAGTATTATGCTTCCTTATATTAAAGGCGATGAAGTCTGGGGCATTGCTAAAATCTATGACCAAGATGCTGTAAATGAAATTTGTGAGGGAGAGATTTCTACCTCACCTTCAGTAGTATTTGACAATACTGCTGGAAACACTACACTAACTACTGAGAATGGCGAGCCACTCTTAATAGAAGGTGTTCCATTTCTTTTAGACCATATAGCTATCGTTACGAAAGCTAGAGGGTCTAGAGGTGTATGGGATAAGGGTGGCGATGCCACAGGAGTTCTTTTAAATAACCAAGAGGTGTCTGATATGAATGACAATACTATTGCACCAAAGGCAGATGCCCAAGGTGATAAGTTGGATGCTGTACTCGCTGTGCTAGGCGATTTGGCTGCAAGAATGGATGCGATGGAGAAGGAATTACCTGCTCCACCATTAGTTACTGCTGCTGATAAAAAGCGCAAAGATGATGACTCAAAACATCGTAAAGACGATGATGATGAGGAAGAAGAAATGGCTAAAAAAGATGATGATGATGAGTCTGAATCTGAAGCTAAAGCCTATATGATGCGTAAAGCTGACAAGAAGCGTAAAGATGACGATTCTAAAAAGCGTAAAGATGCAGAAGGTTCTGATCCAAAAGAACATGATCATGGTGAAATCAAGCCTGATGATGAAGGCATGGTTGAACATCCTGGTCACATGGAATTCAAAAAAGATGACGATGATGAGGAAGAAGAAGCAATGCGTAAAGATGAAGAAGAAGCTG